GCTACATATAAAGCATTAGCACCTTACATTGAAGGTGGATGAAAGGTTAAAGATATAGCTAATAACTTTATGAAGATGAAGGTAGATGAACTTGAGTTGATGGATGGAGCTATTGATATCTTTGATACAGATGTTCAAGCTGCATTAAGCGGCGATAAGTTGCCAGGTTATAACGATTACCTAATGAGTATTCGTTCTAATCCTAATTGGCGATTTACAAAGAAGGCAAATGAAAGTGCAGCAGGGTTCTTGGATACACTTCTTAAGATGTGGGGGAAGGTCGGTTAATGGCTAGAATATTTGACGATTCAGCTTTTCGTGAAAGAGCTAACTACACATCAAGAACTCCTACAATTGAAGAATCTGATGCTTCAGAAAAAGCTCGTGCTAGAGCTAAAGCTCCAGTTCCTAAAATTGGTTTACCTGAACTATATGCAGAACTATCTAAGTCTGTTACTGAAAGCAAAACATTTGCTGCTGAAAAAACAGCTGAACTTGCTGAAACACAATTAGCACAAGCTGAAGCAGCTGCAGCTCAAGCTGCTGCTAGAGAAAATGCTATAGCAGTAGCTGCACAAACAGGTGCTAAGATTGATGAGAAGACTGGCATCTTAACTCCTAAAACTACTTCTACTTCATTGGTTGATAATAAAGATGGTGGCGGTACTCAGTTCGTAGAGTATGAATACTCTAAAGACTTTAAGAAGCGTAGAGCTAAGTTTTTTAATCCTACTACTGGGCAATTCACTTATGGTGAATGGGAAGATGCCCCTATGTCAAAGGAAGAATTTGACAAGCAACAGGCAGCTAAAATTGCAGAAGAAAAAGCGCTTAATGAAAAGCGCGATGCGTTTGCTCTTATTGAAGCAACTATGCGTTCTTATGGTTTTAATGAAAGTGAACTAAAAGAACTTATTGATTATATTCAGTCTGGTCTACTTAATCCAGCGCTGGGCGCTAACCAGTTAGTATTGCAGCTACGTCAGTTGCCGTCTTACAAAGCCCGATTTGCTGGTAATGAGGAACGTAGAGCCAGAGGATTAAACACCTTAGATGAGGGTGATTACATCCGTCAAGAAAATGCTTATGCTGAAACATTACGTCAGTATGGTTTACAAAGACTTGGTACACGTCAACAGTATGCAACTTTAATGGGCAATGCTATATCTAATATTGAGTTAGGAAAGCGTGTAGCTTTAGGTGTTGATAGATTACAGAATGCAGACCCAGCAGTTTTAAATCAACTACGTAAGTATTACAACATTACAGATACTGATGTACTTGCTTATCTTTTGAATCCAAAAGAAATGTTGCCAGAACTAGAAGCAAAGGTAACAACCGCTGAAATTGGCGCTACTGCTCAACAGTTTGGATTAAATGCTGACCTTGAAAGAATGAGAGAACTTGAGAAGTACGGCGTTAATCTACAGTCAGCTCGTGCTGGATACAGCCAGATTGCATCACGTTTACCACGTGCTACACAATTATCTGATATTTACAAACAATCAGGTATTACTTACAACCAACTAACTGGTGAGGAAGAAGAATTTAAAGGACTTGCCTCTGCTAAGCGGGCAAGAGAAAGACTTGCTGAACTTGAAACAGCCGCATTTAGCGGTGCAGCAGGTCTAGGTCGTACCTCATTAGGTAGAACTACAGGCGGACAAATATAAGAATCCCGACGTGGACCAACCAGCCCCACGCGGTGTACAAGACTGGTAGCAAGAGCCAGCCCATCAACCCCTGGATGGAACTGTGGCTTGCGACTAACTACAAATAGAAAGGGTGGTTGCTATGAGCAACAACTACTGGGATGACGAAGACGATGACCAAGATACACCTGAGCAGCAATTGACTGGTGATGACTTAGTTAAGAAACTAAGAAAAGCCAAGCGTGCTGATGAGAAACGTATCAAGGAACTTTCCGAACAACTTGAAGGATTCCTCAAGGAAAAGAAGGAAAAGACAGTCGCAGAAGTCCTAGCAAAAAAGGGAGTAAACGCTAAGGCTGCTCGCTTAATACTTAAAGATGTGCAGGAAGCCACTGAGGAGTCTATTGACTCTTGGCTCCGTGATAACGGAGATTTAATCGGCTATAACCCACAGGCTGAAGTAGAAGAAAAGCGTGCTGACCTTGCTGCATTACGTCAGCAAGACATCATTACCCAAGGCGGTATTACCCCAGACAAACTCGCAGACATTGAAACTCGTATGGAAAACGCAGGTTCAATGGATGAGTTAATAACACTCCTGCGAAATTCCTAATCGTTCATAGTCACTGGAGGTGACGCAAAACAATGGCAAATGCATACACAGATACAGGTGCTTCCTCTCTTGGAGGTTCCGTTGGTGGTGCTGGTCTAGTACAGAAGGCGTATGACCGTCTTCTAGAGTTTGCGCTACGTTCTGAACCACTTATTCGTTCAGTCGCAGACAAGCGCCCAGCTCGCCAAGCATTCCCAGGCTCAACCGTAGTTCTACAGAAGTACGTTGACTTGGCTCAAGCTACAACCCCACTTACAGAAACAGTTGACCCAGATGCAGTTTCTCTGACAACACCTACTTCTGTAACCATTACCCTACAAGAGTACGGTAATCCAGTTCTTGTAACCCGTGCTCTAGAGTTGTTCTCACTAGCAGACGTTGACCCAGCTATTGCAAATATCATTGCATACAACCTAGCTGACTCAATTGACGCTATTGCGATGACAACCCTACGTTCTGGTACAAACAACATTTTTGCAGGTAACGCAACAGCAGTTTCTGATGTTGACGCTGCAGATACCATTGACTCAGCTGACATCCGTAAGGTTGTAGCTAAGCTACGCGGTAACAAAGCTAAGGCTCGCCGTGGTTCTTACTACTGGACAGGTATCCACCCAGACGTTTCACACGACCTTCGTGCTGAATCAGGTAACTTGGGCTGGAACTTTGTTCACGCACAATCTGCTCCTGCTGTAGATAACATCTGGGCTGGAGAAATCGGAGACTACGAAGGTTCATTCTTCGTTGAGTCACCACGTCTATATAATGCTAAGACTGGCGCAGACCAGACAGCATTGGCAACAACCGCTGTAACCGTTGCAGGTACTTCAGCTGGCTTCACCTTTGGTGTAGCTTCTTCTTCCGTTATTGCTTCTCGTGCAGAAGTTGGCGATAAGATTGCTGGAACTGGTATTGCTTCAGGTGCAAAGATTACAAACATTGCAACCAGCGGTTCAACAACCACAATTACTGTAGATACAGCTAATACAGCTGCTGTAACAGCTACAACAACTGTAACTGTAACTCCAGTAACCCGTGTATACAATACAATTACCTGTGGTCAGCAGGCAATGGCTGAAGCTGTTGCTGAAGAGCCACACATCGTTATCGGTAACGTAACTGATAAGTTGATGCGCTTCCGCCCAATGGGCTGGTACGGCGTACTTGGCTTCGCAGTTTACCGTGACGAAGCGTTGTATCGCATTACATCTGGTTCTTCAATCGCTGCTAAGTAGTTGATTGACTGTCAGGCTGGGATATTGAAACGGTTTTCTTAACCATTAAGAAACCCCCAGCCTGGCGGTGAGTCCACTAAGGAGGATTTATGACTGAATGGTTATTTAGAACACCTACAGTAGAAGAAGGTCCTGCTGGTGGTGCTCGTCTGTTTTATTTTTACAGACTTGACCGCGGCATAACTATTGTTATGGATGACAATGGTGAATATCAGCAGATTAGATACCCACAAGATAGCGACCTATCACTATACCCACAGGTATATCGTGGTGGTTATGAGCATATTGTTGATGATGCAGTGAAGGCAGCATTAATTGCTGGCGATGTAGGAGTAACGGAGGACAACTTTACAGCGCTATGAAACATTGGGAACACCATCCAGAGCCAGTGGACGGATGCTTTGGGTGTAAGGGACTATCCATCCAGATGAATACAGGAGACGCTAATAGTCGCAAACAAATGACTAATAAAGCGTTTAATTCAGAATTGAATGCCTACAAAGAAGCGAGAGCTCAAGGTATTCAACCAGCTGGAACTTCTTTACAGAAAGTACAAGAAGCGGTTAAGGCTAGTGAGACATTGGGTAAAGCCTATGACTCTAGCAAGATGCCACCAGCTAAACATATAAATAAAAAAACAGCAGCGGTAATGAAAGAACTAGGAGCATAAAATGCCAAAGGTAAATGGAAAGAAATTCCCTTATACAGCTAAGGGCAAGAAAGCCGCTAAGGCTTATGCAATGGGCGAAAAGATGGAGTCCAAAGCAGAGAAGAAAATGGAAATGAAAAAGGGTATGAAAAAGATGGCAGCAAAGAAAATGGCTGCTAAGAAAATGAAGAAGAAGTAATTATGGCTTACGTATCTAAATCACCTGATGATGCAAGAATGCGTCAGGCTAAAAAAGAATCCCGTAGAGAAGACAAAGCTATTGCTAGAGCAGAAGCTATGTATCGCAAGATGATGGAGCAGGGTTTAGTTAGCCCAGCAAACATTAGAAAAATTAAAGAACAAATTGCTAATAAAACTGGTGCATATCCAATGGGAGATACCAACTAATGAAAGCAAAAAAAGGAATGGGCTTCAAAGCAGCCCAATCACAAATTGCCAAAAAGCAGGGTATCTCAAAGGAACGTGCAGGAGCAATCCTTGCGGCTGGTGCTCGGAAAGCCTCAGCAGCGGCCAAGAAGAAGAATCCAAACCTTAAGAAGGTTAAAGGTGCTATGAAGAAGGGTAAGAAGTAATGGCACGTAGAGTTGTTAGAGTAAATAGCAATCCAAATCCAAACCCTTATGATGATAATCCTTATAAACAATTAGGACAAAATTGGCGTTGGAATCCTGAAACTGGCGGCGAAGTAGATAATGAAAAAGCACCTAAGCGAACAGTTAAAGTAGATAGTAATCCTAAACCAGGCAAAACCCGCATTGGACCACTTGCAGGTGGCGGTATGGGCGGAATGTTCGGCATAAAGAATAGATAGGGGTAGATAATGGCAGCAAAGAAGTGCAAGAAGTGCGGCAAAGCAAAGTGTAAGTGCTAATGTCTTCAGGAAAATATAAACCGCACCGCAAATTCAACTCTGTGCAAATCAAAGATGGTTATGTGGTGCGGTTAAATAAGAACGGAACAGTAAGAGCAGTACTAGGAAAGTATGGGGAATATGGCAAACAAAGCGGACCCAAGGCTTAAGAGGGCTGGTGTATCTGGTTATAACAAACCAAAGAGAACGCCTAATCATCCAACTAAAAGCCACATTGTTGTTGCTAAATCAGGCGACCAAGTTAAGACTATTCGCTTTGGCGAACAGGGTGCTAAGACTGCTGGTAAGCCAAAGGCTGGCGAGTCTGACCGTATGAAGAAAAAGCGTGCATCTTTTAAGGCACGTCATAGCAAGAACATTGCCAAAGGCAAAATGTCTGCAGCTTACTGGGCGGATAAAGTCAAATGGTAAAGAAATTTTGGGACACTAAAAACCCTAAGAAAAAATCTACAAAACTAACACCAGCACAAAAAGCTGCTGCTAAGAAGCGGGCTAAAGCTGCTGGTCGTAAGTATCCAAACCTAGTAGATAACGCAGCAGTATTACGTAAGAAAGGTAAGTAATGGCAACGGGCACAGCAGGTACTTCATTTACCAGTGAGCTTAATAGGCTTGCTAACGGTGGGACATATCCAGCATTGGGTGCATATCTTGCACCAACTGAAGCTGCAAATGTTTATGCAGGTACTACTGGACTAGCTTTGCTAGGAGCCCTAAACCTTAAAGCAGACGCTAATCGTCAACCAGAAGATTACAAAGCACTAGGTGGCATTTGTAATGAACTTGCTGGTACTACAGATTTATCCCCTACTGACGCTCTAAGGAGCATAGACCTATGACATATACCTTGGCTCAGATGATGGATGAAGTTCAGATTAATCTATCTGGCTACACCTATCAGCAAGACCGTTCTACTTATTTGACGGCTGCAGTTACAACCACTACTTCTCCTAGTTCTTCACCATTAATCCTTAGCTTGGGTTCAACTCAAGATATTGGCAAAGGTGTTGTTGAGATTGATGAAGAATTGTTATGGATTGATTCTGTAGACCGTGTTGCTAATACAGCAACTGTTGCTCCTTATGGACGTGGATACCTTGGCACTACTGCAACTACTCACGCAGTAGATGCTAAAGTAACTGTTAGCCCAATTTTCCCACGTCAGTCAATAATGAAAGCTATTAATGACACTATTCAAGCTGTTGGTTCTGCTATCTATGCAACTAAACAGACTACTTTTACTTACAATGCAGCAGTAACGACTTATTCATTTACTAATTTAAACATAGAGAATATTCTTACTATGTCTTGGCAGGACATTGGTCCTACTAAAGAGTGGATAAGAATCCGTAGATGGGACTTTGACCCATTTGCAGATGTAGATACTTGGGGTAATAACACACAGACTGTCACTATCGGGGATGTAATTGTCGCTGGCAGAACTGTTAAGGTTATGTATGCAACAGACCCAGATGTATTTACAGCTAGTAACCAAGATTTTGCTACACAGACTGGATTGCCAGAATCTGTTAAAGATGTAGTAATTCTTGGCGCAGCATATAGATTGCTACAGTATCTAGACCCAGCCCGTGCTGCTCAATACAGCCCACAGGCTGATGAGATTGACGCTAAGCGTCCATTCGGTGCAAGTAACAATGCAGTCCGACAACTATTTGCTTTGTATACACAGCGTCTTAATGAAGAACGCGGCAAGCAACAAAATAAATATCCTCCCCGAGTTCACTACAGCGCCCGATAGGAACATAAATGACAACACGGCAATACTCATCTCGCAGCCAGCAAACTACTTTAACTGGCGCTATTACTTCTGGTGCTACGTCTATGACAGTAGTATCTGGAACAGGTTTACTTGGTGGTGTAACAATCCCAGCAGGCAGAACTTTTACACTTGTTATTGATGTTGATACAGCTCTTGAAGAAATCGTAGATGCTACGGCGGTATCTACTAATACATTCACAATCACCCGTGGTCGTGATGGTTCAACAGCACAAGACCATTCAGCTGGTGCAGTTGTCCGTCATATGGCTATTGGTCGTGACTACAGAGATGCCAACCTACACGCAGAGGCTGACGCTTCCTACAATGACGGTAGCGGTAACGCCCACACAATGCACGGCATTGGTGCAGGTGAAGGTGTTGTAGTAGGTACACTTAAAACACAAACTTTAACTAATAAGACTCTTACCGCACCAACAATCTCTGACCCAACAATTACGGGAACTGCTTCGGCAGGTGCCGTATTGGTATTTGAAGGTGCAACTGCTGACGCATATGAGACTACTCTGACTGTAGTTGACCCAACACAGGACAACACAATCACCCTACCTAATACAACAGGTACAGTAGTCATCGCAGATGCAACTCAGACCTTAAGCAATAAAACCCTTGGAACTAATCTTAATGCCGGTGGATATACTATCACGAATTTGGCAACGCCAGTAAATGCGTCTGATGCTGTTCGTAAAGACTTTGCTGACGCTCAAGTCGCAGCAGCTGCTACCAGCGCAGCAAGCGCTGCTACTAGCGCTACCAGTGCTGCAGCCTCTGCTACCGCAGCAGCAACCTCTGCATCTTCTGCTGCTACATCTGCTTCATCAGCATTGACTTCTGCTAATAGCGCAGCAACTTCGGCTTCTACTATGGCAGCCAGCGTTGCCGCTGCAGCCACATCAGCAGCTAGTGCTGCTACAAGTGCTACAGCTGCAGCAACCAGCGCGACAAGTGCTGCTGCTTCTGCCACTGCTGCTGCTACCAGTGCGTCTAGCGCTGCCACATCAGCTTCTAATGCTGTAACTTCTGCTAACTCTGCTTCAACCTCAGCGACTGCTGCTGCAACTTCAGCTACTTCTGCTGCTGCCAGTGCAACTGCTGCAGCAACATCTGCTACTAGTGCAGCTGCATCGGTTACTGCCGCTGCAACGTCTGCCACAAGTGCAGCCGCTTCTGCAACAGCTGCAGCGTCTAGTGCTACTGCAGCAGCATTTAGTGCAACATCTGCTGAAGCTGCTTGGGATTCATTTGATGATAGATACTTAGGACCAAAAGCATCTCCACCAACTGTGGATAATGACGGAAACCCCTTGACCGCTGGTGTAATCTATTATAACACAGGCGATGGAAATATGTACGTCTGGTCAGGTTCTGTCTGGTCAGTATTCACCTCAACTGGTGACATCACTGCAGTTACAGTGTCATCTCCGATTACAGGAGGAGGCGCTTCTGGTAGCGTTAATATCGGTATTCAAGCAGGTACTACAGCCCAGTCTGGTGCAGTACAACTTACTGACTCAACTGCTAGCACATCAGTAACAACAGCAGCTACACCTAACTCTGTTAAGTCAGCCTATGACTTAGCTGATGCTGCTGTGCCTAAATCAACCTTTAACGCTAAAGGTGATATACTTTCGGCTAGCGCAAATGATACACCAGTAATTTTAACAGTAGGAACCAATGGGCAATATCTTAAAGCTGACTCAAGTACTACATCAGGATTGGCTTGGTCTACAGTAGATGCCTTACCTTCTCAGACTGGAAACTCAGGAAAATATTTGACCACAAACGGAACAACCGCTTCGTGGGCAGCAGTAGCAACCGACCCAACACCGTCAGTATTTATGCTGATGGGCGCTTAAAGGAGAAATAACTAAATGGCTAAAAAAGTCCTTGGGCAATCAAACCCATCTGCGACAACACTAACAACCCTATACACAGTACCATCAGGTAAGGAAGCAGTAGTATCAACAATCTCTGTTGCTAACCTGACTTCAACTGCTGCGACTTTCCGTCTTGCAGTACGTCCTGCTGGTGCATCAATTACCAATGCTCATTATATTGGTTATGATATTACAGTGGGCGCATCTGACTCAACATTAATTACTGTAGGTATAACACTTGCAGCGTCAGATGTAATCTCAGTATATGCATCTACAGCAAACCTAGCATTCCAAGCATTTGGAGATGAGGCTACCGTATAATGGCAATAAGAAGTCTAAAGACATCAGTTCTTAGCCCAAGCTTACTTGCTGGTAATCCTGCATTTATACCTTTTGAATTTTTAGTAATTGCAGGAGGTGGCGGAGGTGGTGCTAACCAAGGCAAAGGTGGCGGTGCTGGTGGTTATCGCTCAACTGTAGTTGGTGAATCTTCAGGTGGTGGAGCGAGCGCAGAAAATAAAGTTTCTTTTGTGACTGGCACAACTTATACGATAACCGTTGGTGCTGGTGGTACTAGTGGTGGTACTGGAAGCCCAGCTTTGTGTGGATTAAAAGGCGCTGATTCATCTATATCAGGAACTGGAATTACAACAGTAACCTCAACTGGAGGCGGAGGTGGAGGAGCCTGGACTGGTTCTTCTAACTTTGCAACCTGGGATGCTGGCGGTAAGAATGGTGGCTCCGGTGGCGGAGGAGGCGGTTCTGGAACTACTGGACAAGGTTATAATGGTGGAAGCCAATCAGGTGGTGGAGCTGGAGCAGCAGGTGGAGATAACGTAAACTCTGCTGGAGGCGCTGGCGTTGCTTCATCTATTACTGGAAGTTCTGTTACCCGTGCTGGTGGTGGTAATGCATACGACAATGCAACTGGCGCAGGTGGAGGTGGAGGTGGTTCACAGAGTGGAACTGCAAACACTGGCGGTGGAGGTGGTGCTTGGAATGGTACTGGCTCTGCTGGTAATGGTGGTTCAGGTGTTGTAATTATTAGAGCACCTTTTGCAGCAGCATCTACAACTGGCTCACCAACTTACACTACATCTGGTTCTTGGCATATTTATCAATTTACTGGAAGTGGGAGTATTACATACTAATGGCACACTTTGCACAACTAGACAATGACAATAAAGTCACACAAGTAATTGTAGTAGCTAATGAAGAACTACTACTTGATGGAGTTGAAAGCGAAATCAAGGGTATCCTGTTCTGCAAGTCACTCTTTGGTGAAGACACCAAGTGGGTTCAGACTTCCTACAATGGCACTATCCGTAAGAACTATGCAGGCATTGGTTATGCCTATGATGTTGACAAAGATGCGTTTATAGCACCTCAGCCGTATCCTTCTTGGACACTAGATGCTGACGCTAAGTGGCAGCCTCCAGTTGCTATGCCAACTGACGGCAAGATGTATGCCTGGAATGAGGCAACCCTATCTTGGGATGAGGTAGTAGCCTAATGGCTGTAGTTAGCATAAAGAACAAACTACGCAGAGGTAATCTGCTGGTGGGTAATGACCCGTTCATACCTTCTGACTATGAGTCAATCGCTACTGTTGCGGTAACAAGCAATACGACAACCATTACTTTTTCGTCTATTCCTCAGACTTACGCTCATTTACAAATTCGTGGAATAGCTAGAACGAATAGAAACTCCACTATTGATTCATATCAAATAAATCTAAATGGAAACGTCAATACAAAAACACACGAATTGATTGGAGATGGTTCGTCAGCCACAGCCAGTTCAGGAAATGTGGCCAACGGTATTGTTCCCGGCAATAACGCTACCGCAAATGTTTTTGGAGCATTTGTTAGTGATATTCTAGATTATTCAAATACAAATAAAAACAAAACCATTAGAAGTCTTGTCGGTTATGACGCAAATGGCAGCGGACAAATCAATTTTACATCTAGTTTTTATGACTCAACTGCGGCTATTACCTCAATAACTATAAATCTTGGAACGAGCAACTCTTATGTTGCCAACTCCCACTTCGCCCTCTACGGAATAAAGGGGTAACCAATGCCAATGACATATGAGCCAATAGCAACAACTACGCTAAGTAGCGCACAAGGGTCGGTTACTTTCTCATCAATTAGTGGTAATTATACTGATTTAGTTTTAATAACTGTCACAACAGGGGACAGAGCGTCAAATGTTGATTCTTTAGCGATTCGTTTTAACTCTGATACTGGTTCAAACTATTCCTATACCTATATGGCAGGAGAAGTAAACACTGGCGCAATCTCTGGTAGAGCAAGCAATCAAACAAATATATGGTGCGGTAACTTTACATCTAATAATATTGATAATCCTTCTTCAGTAATTATTCAAATCCAAAACTACTCAAATACAACAACAAATAAAACAACACTATCTAGAGGCAATCCAATGGCTGGTGGTGGATATACTGCGGTAAACGCTAATGTTGGTTTATGGCGTAATACCGCAGCAATTACATCTGTTACAGTTCGTTCTGAAACTGGAAACAACTTCAAAAGCGGCTCAACCTTCACTCTCTACGGCATAAAGGCGGCATAATGCCTACTACATATAACAAGATAGCGACTGTGACTGTGGGCTCAGGCGGAGCGTCTAATATAGAGTTTACCAGCATCCCTGGAACTTATACTGACCTAGCAATTTTCGTAAGCGGTAGGTATACTGGTGGCGGAACACAAGCAACTTTATGGATTTCAGCAATAAATGGAAGCACTAGCAATCTTACAAATAGATGGTTGAGAGGTTCTGGTTCTGGGACTTTTACTTCTACTGATGCAAGTGGTGGTATTTATGTTGGTCAAGCAAATGGTTCTAGTTCAACTAGTAATACATTTACAAACGTATTTATTTACATACCAAACTATACAGCAAGTGCAAACAAATCTATCTCAATAGATGCGGTTCAAGAAAACAATCAAACCGAAGCATATATGAGCATAACTGCTGGTCTTTGGTCTAATACAGCAGCAATTACATCTATTACCATAGACCCAGATGGCACTAATACATTTGCTCAATATTCATCTGCCACCCTTTACGGAATCAAAAACTCATAGGAGATAACAATGCCAACCAAACTAATCGTAGACTGCTCAACTGGTGAGACTACTGAGGTAGAACTCACTGCCGAAGAGGTAGCACAGATGGAAGCAGATGCAGCAGCATACGCTGAAGCAAAGGCTGCAGAAGAAGCAGAAGCAGCAGCAAAGGCAGCAGCCAAGGCTGCAGCCGAAGCCAAACTAGCAGCACTTGGATTGACTGCAGACGAAATCGCAGCACTAAGCAAGTAAAGAAAGTAGGGGACAATGATACAAAAGAATGAAACAGTAGCTGTCGGTTGGTGCGACAATGGCACCACCGATGGCAAGTTTACAGAAGGTTTAATGACAGCAGTCCTTGCAGGACCTGCTAATGGTATGACTATTAGTACCAGTATCCGAGTTCAGGGTAATCAGATTGGCAGACAACGTCAAGTATTGTTTGACCATTGGGCAGACAAGCTTAAGACTGACTGGCTACTATGGGTTGACTCGGACATTGTGCTGAACCTGGATTCAATGCAGAAGCTATGGAAGACAGCTGACAAGGTCAACCGACCAGTAGTCAGCGGTGTGTACTTCATCTCTAAAGAGAATGAAGGCACACTAATGAAGCCATACCCCGTGCTATTCAACGATGTATCTGAATATCAGATTCAGTATGTGCATCCTTTGCCAGAGGATGAAGTAATTAAGATTGACAATGCAGGCTTTGGCTTTGTGCTTATGCACAAGTCTATTGTCCCTAAGATTCGTGAAGCTAACCCTGGTAAGGGTATGTTTATGGAGACTGGCGATGGCGAGGACGACCATTTCATAGGCGAAGATATTATCTTCTTCCGCCGTATGAAAGCAGCTGGTATTCCACTACACGCCCATACTGGCGCAGTAGTAAAACATATGAAGCGGTTTAGTCTTGACTTTGACTATTACGCTATGTATTGGACTAACGACCATTTAAAGAAACAACTTCAACAGCAAGGAGAGTAAGTGGCTGGGAGAGATATTACAGAAGGTCGCTCTAGTAGAGCGATTGCTGTAGATGTTGGTGTAGTTGCTACCGATTCTATTTGGCAGAACACAGATATTGCCTATGATACAGCTATAGGTGGTATGCCGTTTATTTATGCAATTAGTGACCAACGTCCATATGTCCGACAGACAGCTCCTTATCGTAAAGAACAGTTTGATAATCAGACCGAGCCAGGTGAGCAGTCGCTCACTGGTTGGTGGATTAGAAGCCAGTCCTCGTTTCAAGACGGGACTGGCATTACTTTTTATGACCCTGCTTTAATTCCTGGCGAAGGTACTTACCAGTTTGCAGATAGTCGTGGTGTTAATGTATGGAAACCAGGAGAGGTAACTTTACTTAATAACACAGCTAGTACTCACGAAACTACTGGCAAAATTAAATCTAATGGTAGACCATTTCAATTGGCTCGTACAATTCAATGGTCAGGTACTGATGGCATTCTACTTAAAGATGAGTATGATGTAGATAAGATTGCAGTAGATGGCACACTAACTCACTTTGTAGATTATAACTCTGGCTCTGACTATCCTGTTTATGCTATTTGTGATGATGGTGTCAATGCTTATTGGGTAACCAACGTACTGGATTCGGGTACTCCTAGACTACGTGTTTACAAGAAACCGTTAACTGGTACTTCATCTACCACAGCAACTTTAACTATTAGCGATAACAGCATTACAGTATCTGAAGGTGTAATGGAATACGTTAAAGACCGTATTGTTATGGCTATTAATAATAAGATATTTGAGTTTCCAGCTAGTGCAACTACCTTACCTAGCGCTGTTTATACACACGCAGATACTGATGTGGTATTTACTAGTATTACTGCATCTGGTACTGCTATTTATGTAGCTGGCTTTAGTGGAGTACAGTCATTTATATATAAGTTTGTTTTAGTTACAAGCACTGGTTCTATGCCTACTTTAACTTCTGCTATTACTGCAGCTGAAATGCCAGTTGGTGAGAAGATATACAAGATTGAATCTTATCTAGGGTATATGTTAATTGGCACTAGCAAGGGTGTAAGAGTAGCTACTTTTGATGATGCTGGTTCTATAACTTATGGTCCACTTATGGTGGAGACTAGCCAACCTGTATATGATTTTGCTTTCCGTGATAGATTTGCTTGGGCTGCTACTGGTGTAGGTGGAGAAGCTGGTGTTATCCGTATAGATTTGGGCAATGATTTAGGTGGCTTACGCTTTGCCTATGCTAATGATTTGTGGACAGACAACGGAGTAACAGGACATCAAACTACAGCTTGCGCCTTTAATGGCGCAACAGACAGACTTACATTTGTAACTACAGCTACAACATCAGCCAGCGGTAGTATTAACATAGAATCAGCAGGCACAAAATTAACAGATGGATACCTAACCACAGGTTACATTAGATACAATACATTAGAACCTAAGAACTTCAAACGCCTTATCGGCAGAGGTGATTTTACCTATGGTTCTATGACATTAGAAACTGTAGATACAGCAGGTACTGAGTATGACTTGGTTACTTACGATTCTTCAGTTCCACCAGTAGAAGTAACTACTAGCCAACCATCAGGTGCACAAGAATACTTAGCTTACAAGTTTATTCTTTATAGAGATGGTACAGACAATACTAAAGGTCCTATATTCAAGGGCTATCAGGCAAAGGCTACAATCGCTACACCTCGTCAACGAGTAATTAAGTTTCCTGTCTTTTGCTACGACGTTGAGACAGACAAATACAATGTAATGGTTGGCTATGAAGGTCGTGCTAAAGACCGTATAGCTCAGCTAGAAGACATTGAATCAAATGGTGATGTCGTAACTTGGCAGGACTTACAGACTGGCGAATCACGTCAGGTTGTAATTGAACAAATCACATTTAATAGATTGACTCCGCCAGACAGGGGGTTCTCTGGCTATGGTGGAATCGTTGACATACTTATAAGGACTGTATAAATGACTCCTGCTGACTGGGCTAAATTAGCCGTTGCATTAATAACTATCTTTGGCGCACACGCTGGGCTAGTTAAATTCCTAACTAAACATTATCTATCTGAACTTAAACCAAACGGCGGTTCCAGTCTTAAGGACAAGGTTAATGCGTTAGAAGATAAAGTAGATTTATTAACTGAACTGGTGAAAGAATCTTTGAGGAGATGAAAGAGTATGAAGAAAGCTGTAGTCGGGAAAGCCACACCTGCTGCAATCGCTCTGTTGCGACAGGCGACTGCCATTGCTCCGAAGCGTATGAAGGCGAGCGATGGACTGCTACCTTCTGCTGCTCACCTCAAAGTAAGTCCGAATTCGGACCACAATACTGGGCTAGCAGTAGACCTGACGCACGACCCGAAGAATGGAATAGACTGTGAGCTCATCTTTGAAAAACTTAAAGAGGATGAACGCGTTAATTACCTTATCTTCAAAGGGAAAATCTGGTCACGTCAAAGGCGCAAAGAAGGTAACAGAAAGTACACTGGTAGTAATCCTCACAATAAGCACCTTCACGTTAGTATTAATAGCACTCACAGTGATGACACTAGCCCTTGGTTCTGGTGGCTAGACCAGCCTAAAGTTCTCAATCAAGTAAAAGCTAAACTACAACCTACTCCTAAAAAGAAAGTTGTAGTTGAACCTGTTGCTGTGTGTACCTGTTGTAAGGTGCACGGGATTGGGAGTAACCGAAAGGAAAAATAAATGGAAACATTAAAGCAAGTATCTCTAACTTGGTTCCGCGCTGCAGCTTCTGCTGCTATTGCGCTATACCTAGCAGGAGAAACTGACCTAAAGACACTTGGAATGGCAGCACTTGCTGGTTTCTTGGGTCCTGTTCTTAAGTACCTAGACTCATCAGCGTCTGAGTTCGGCAAGGGCGCTAAGTAATACAGTAATAAAAGAGACCCCTCTACCTAGTCCGATATAGGTAGGGGGGTCCTTTTGTATTTTCTGGCAGTCTTCCCCTTACTGTCAGAAATCTATTATATCTTAACTCCTTGACTTATATCTATAAAACCCACAGCTTTAATTACTTTTTTTGTATTAGTAAACTCTGTAGTAGCTGGCATTAATCTGTTTGACCAGGCTGGTTCTGGTATTTTACTAAGGTCAAATGACCATTGTCCCTCTGGAGTTGAGTTAATATACATAGGAATCATAGCTCTAACTTTAGCCTGAACTATTAGATGGTCATACTTGGATTTTTCTATAAGTAGTTCTGGATAGTGTTTGTATCTGCACTTTAATTCTATATACAGGTTATTCTGCTCTGATGTGCAGTCAAAGCAGTCGTATGTACCAGTAGATTTGACTAGGTCTTTATATAGATTTTGCTTGACATAGTCAAACAGTTGTTTCTCATTCATTGATAATTAAGTTATGCCAATACTCAGGTCTACTTCTAGCATCATAAAAGACTACAAGGTCACGCTCTTGCGTGTCCCATCTAGTATGAAACACTGGCTCTAGATGTGCTAGCTCTCTGGCTGGCACCATACTGATACCGTCTGAGAATCTAAAGCAGATACGATGATAAGAATGTTCACTGTCTGTGTATGGTGGTGCTATTAGCATCTGCTGTAGCTTATTAAATGGGAAGATAGCTGGCTTGCTACTGTCCGTCTTAAGCCATTTGATTTCTAAATCACCGATGTAGTTCTCTCTATTGTTGCCCCATTGTAGGCAGATGTGAAAGTCAGTAAAGTAAAAGCGGGGAGTTGCATACATTTTCCAGCCTGTGAAGTATTCAGCTAGAGCTGTTGCTGCAATCTTTTCTCTCTTGCCGTCAGCATTTACCTGACGAATAGGTTCAAGCGCCACGTGCTCTTATCTCCCAATCTGGCATCACAGGTTTAGCTGTCATACCTCTGTGCCTACGGATTTGTCTACGAACTGCTGTAGTTGTACCTGCCCACCAGCCTTCAACATTGTACTCAAGTGCATACTCAAGACACTCTGCTTTAGCTGGGCAACCTGCACAAATTCTAATTAGTGATTCTTTTTGGTGATAAGTATTGCCGTTATCTGGAAACCAATCATTTGTATCTGTACCCTCACAAGCTGCTGGATTACTAAATACTGGTATCACTTAGCCTCCTGTTTTGTAGAACCCTGTACCCTTAAAGTGTACTGGGTTAGCTGTCCATAACCTAATCATTGTTTCACCGCACAACTCACAAGGCTCTGGCAAATTAGTAGTTGTTTCTTTTACTGTGCCACAAGACTTACATTTAAAATCATAGGTCGGCAATGCCATCATCCTCTCCTGTTGGTGTAGGTAGTGTGACCATACTTCCACAGCTAGCACACTCTGCATCTACAAAGTAGAACGCCATCTCACCATCTACAAATCCACCTAACATTACAAAGATGTCGCAGCCACATACGCATACTTCTGTTGGCTCACCACGCAAGTCCATTGACTTGCTGTAGTCTGCTAAATGAAATAGCTCTCTTATGTCCCTACTCTGACTCATCATCGTCCGCCATTGCTACTATGTCCTCATCTGAGAATGGCTTCCAGCCACCTAGATTTCTGATTAGTGAGTTGATGGCTCGCTGTACTTTCATACGTGCACCATCTGGGGTGGTATTTAAGTCTTTAGATATGTATGACCAGTCGTTTGAGTCTGTACTAAACCTGACCTTGAGTACATATTGCTTAGCTTCTGTTAGTTTATAGAAAGCATTGGCTATATCTGACCGTAGTACTAGCCAGTTGTTGCCGTCATTGCTTGGTTCTGACTTGCTGAACTTAAAGTTTAAATCTTTTATCTTGGTGGGTATTTCATATGATTCAGAGATAATGCTTGGCAGGAATGCTTCAATGACTGTAGCGTCATAGTAGTACAGGTCTAAGATTTCATAGCCTACTGTCTTAGCTTTCTCACGTTCGCAGAACTTGATAGCTGCGTTGCGTAGTGACTTGGCTATTAACTTGTCCTTGTCCTTTTGGTCAAGGGCTGACCAGTCTTGGTACTTTCCTGGGTGGGTAACAAACCACAACCACAGTATCTGCTGTATGTCCTGTGCCTCAACCATTGGATACCGTCTGTGGTATTCCGAAGCTAGTGAGGCTACAAGAGCCTCATACTCAGAGAGATACCCTTGGTTCATCTACGCCTTCCCATTGACCTCTTTGTACCATAAGTCCTATTATGGCATAGTTTGCCAAATCTTTTAGGGTATCCTCAATAGATTCGTAGTTCGGCGTGTTGGTTTTTCTATTGAACTTTAGATGTTCTAACCGTGCCATCTTGTCGTGCATCCTAACAATGAGTCCGTTCATCGGACCACCAGGTGCACGAGCAATATTATATGGACCGTAGTCTTGGTGCTTATGCACCATAGTTACTTTTAGTTCCATAAGGATGTCATCTAGATACTTAGTGTCCTTCATCAAGCACTCCCTTTAGCTCTTTGTCTAGGTTGAACATTGCATCCTGCACTAATACTTCTTCAATAACTTCTTCACCATCACCCTGTGCTGATGCTACTAATACTGTAGCTAGTAGGGTGAGCAGCACTTTAGCTTTGTAAACATCCTTATCCATCTCTACATAGACATCCCGCATAGCGGTAAGCAGGTCTAGTCCTTTGTTATCTGAGATAGGCAAGCCTAATATAAGTGGGTTTTCTAATATGTAATCCCATACTTGTTCGTTATCCAGCGATACATTTTCTGATTCGTTCATCTAACCAGCCCGCCCCTTCTTGTAGTACGACGCTGTTAACGTCCTGCCCTTCTGGCATTTGAATAATATTAACATTACCTAACTCACGACTTATCTTCTTGCCAAAGTCCAGCCCTGGATTATCACCATCTGCTAGCACAATGACTGTGTCAAAGTCGTCTAGTATCTTGCTGTAGTAAGGCTTCCAGTTGTTAGCACCTGGGATGCCTACGGCTGGATGACCTGTCTTGACTACTGTTGTGATGCAGTCAATCTCACCTTCGGTAACACAGATGTAGCCGTCTGCTGTTAGCACAGCTTGTGCATTGAACATAGTTGTCTTAGCTCCTGGCAGACCAATGTACTTAGGGTCTTCGCCGTGGATGCTACGGAAACGTAGGTCTACTACACCTGATGGTGTTGTGTAAGGGATAACCAGCTTACCCACGTAGCCTTCGTGCCCTGGCAATGGATTCGCCACTACTCCTAAATGAAACGTCCTTGCTTCGTCTACCGACAGACCCCGTGTTGCTAGATAGTCTGCTGCTAGATGAATGTGCTGGGCGTATTCTGTCGCTGCCTGTAGGAGAAATTGTCTCTGCGAATTTGACAGCCTCACGGTAGTTACCTCCCTCTCTCTGCATAATTAAATCGTATACATCTCCACCAACGCCACATCCGTGGCATTTAAATCTGTTCTCGTCAAAGTTGATACCAGCAGAAGCGTGTTTGTCTGGGTGGAACGGACACTTTATCTTGCGCCAGCCGCTACCTCTAGCAGGTACGGCTGCGCCTATATACTCTAGGTATGCAGCAATACTATGCTTTTCCATCTACTTTCTTCAAGAGTGCTAGCCATACCGATGCTGGCATCGTGGCATACCACTGCCCTACGTCTCCTTTGCCTTTGCGTTTGTGGATAACAACACCAGTCCAAGCATTGTCATTCTTCATCTCTACTTCTAACTCTGCTAGCCAACCAGCAAGGTCCATCTTAGCGTGGTTCTTTATCTCAATGGTAACTCCTGGGATACCACTGACATCACCCTTGTCTAGGGTTGCACCAGCTAATCTGCGGTCTGCATATGGGTAGCCATTGGCTTTAAGCCAAGCTACTACATCTCGTTCTGCTCCGCTGCCCTTGCGTTTGGCTGCACTACTCAATCGCCCACTTCTTCTTTCGCTATCTCATAAACCATATCACTAATTTCTTTGTAAAGTTTATCGTTGTTATACAAAGAATCAACTATCATATCCCATTCAACATTATTAACTGTTCTACCAATTAGAACTTCTACATCTTCACGACTGAATGAACAGTCCCAAATCTTAGTTTCCATACATAGTCTCCTGTGCATATTTGATTTGAACATCATCTAGATACATACTGTCAGGGTTGAAAGCTAGGCTGACATAGTTGTTACCTGTCTGGTCTGCTCGCCCATATCTGTTCTTGACTGGGGCTACACATAGATAGGTGTCATCACCCTGCTTCATCTGTCCGATAGTCAGAACCATTGCTGGTATCTGATTGACTAGACCCTGGATTGCACTGCGTGGCTGGCAAGGATAACCCTCTGAGCCTTCTTTGGTGTGGTGTAAAACTAATACTGCTGCATTGGTATCACGGGCTAAGTACTTTAGTTCCTTCATAGCAGAACGCATACCCTGAAATTCTTCGTGACCATCCATAGCAATATCCATTAGATTGTCTACGACAATTAGTGTTGGGCTTCTGCCCCATACAGTTTCAAATGCACTGACCTCATCATCTAAATCTTTAAGAGTGGGAGTTGATTCAAAGGACCAGAACAAATGATTGTTAAGTGTAAGTATTTCTTCTGCTTGTTGTGGCTCACGCTTGAGCATCTGCTCTGCTGCTGTTTGTGTAATACGACTAGACATAGCTAGCAAACGCATTGCCATAGTATGAGCATTAGTATCTGCGCTGAAGTACAGCGTAGGAACCTTTGCTCTGGCTGCAATTGCCAGTGCAACTGATGACTTACCTGCACCTGGAGTGCCAGCTACCATTGTAATTTCTGCACGGCGCAGGATAATTCCTGCTCGTTCAAATGCCGCAAAAGCGGGGGGCAATGGTTCGCCCCCCACCTCTGCTTTGTTAATGCTTCTTCTTAGAGTTCTCAACTGTTACCACCTGACCGCACCGTGTGCAATAGATTGTTTTGTTGACAAGCGAGCTCCAATAAGTATGCCCGAATAATTTGCAGAGCCACATTACTTAACTTGTTCAGCTACGAATGTGTTCCACTCTGGTGAACCTGCACGAACATATACGTTCTTGCACTTATCAAATGCACCCTTTGGTGCTGGGCAGAAGTAACCACGGTATGTCTTACCGTCTTTGCCTGTGCCTTGGATGGCTGTCATCTTTCCGTGAGGACAGTTCTTGCCACCTAATGATGGGGCTGCTGCTGGAGCAGATGGTGTTGACCAATTATCTGACGGAGTTGTGTCAACGATTGATGCGCCAAGCACTGCTGCTACTTGTGCTGGTGCCATAGCTGGTGCTGCTGGTGTAGTTACACCACGCACTGCGCCTTCTAGTTCTGTGACTGCAGACTTAACTGCATCTAGTGATAGTGATACTAGCTGGTCTAGTTCATCACCGTGCTCTGCACGGATAGTTACTAATGAACCTGCTGGTGTTTTGACTGTGATACTGATTGGTGCTTCAGTGCTAGCCACTGATTTCTCCTTCTGTAAATGGAGTAGCTAAACCTTTTTTGTCTCGCCACTCTCTGACTTTCATTGCAAATTGTACACCCTTCCATCCTTCTTTAATATCAATCCATACTAATTTGCATAGACCAGTACCTGCAGGAAGATGGATGATGATGGCTTTATCTTTATTGATATCGCCCCAACTGCCACGGGTTGCCGTCGCAACATCGTATGGCAACCCGTTAGCATAGATAGCTAACTGCATAGCAATGTTGTTTGGGTGGTCAATCCGTCCAGTTTTAATATCAGCAATGAACCGTTCACCGTTTAACTCAACAACTCTGTCTGGTGTTCCAGCTATTTTATACTTGTCAAGGACTGTGAACTGTTCTATGTAAATCTTATTTAGTTTTTTTGTAGCTTCCTCATAGGCTCGGATGTCCCCTGCCCACTCGCTTGGAACAGTACCAATGTCTTGTCCCAAATCTAATCGCTCAGTGAAAGCGTGAATAGCTGTGCCGATAGTTGCTGCACGGCTTGCACCTGCAACTTCCATAGCATCTTCTATGTATCTATTAATAGCCATCTTGTCATCTTGTGATGCGTTAATAGCTAGCAGCAGGTCGCTGCGAATTGTTAAACCAATCGCTGCCATACGCATCTTCCACGCTGTCAGCGCAGCAGGGTCATCTAAACTATTGGCAATAGTAGTAGCCCTTGTATATGCCATCGGCTTGCCACCTTTAGGTGGTGTAACTAACGGACGACCATATCTGTCCCGTTGTATTTCCGCTTTTGTCATTAGGTCCTTAAGTCTCCTTGTAAAAGAGGCGGGCTAGAAAGGAGACTAATCAAAACCAGCCCGCGCTCTGTGCTACAAGACTACCACGAAAGGCAAGTGGTAGTGATGGATTGCAGCACTACTGCTGGGTTGTGTCGTTTACTTCCACATCCCAATCATCTAGTGAGCCATTGCCAAAGTCTAGGTCAACACTTAAGTTGCCCTCTACTATCTCACGGGCTTCATCTTCTGACTCTGCTTCCAGGTCTGTGATAGTAAAGTTAATGGTGCCTGTAATTGTGAACAGTACCTTTAACTTTTCTGAACCAATAGACTCAAGCAACTCATTGACATCATCTACTGTAGCTGTGATGGTGTCATCTGATGAATCATAACGGTCTTTAAAGAATTCATAGACCTTATCACGATTGCCACTATACTTAACAAAGTAACTATTGCTTTGCTTCTTATAGTAGTCACGGTCTGTGATTGCATTCTTAATCATATCATCGGTGTACTTGGTAGTACTACCGTCTTCATTTGTGTGTAGGTATTCCACTATAGTCTCCTTATGCTGTATAGGACCAGCGATGGTTGTCATCTGCATACCGCTTAGCATCTTGCCAAGCAGTCTCCCCATAGAAATACTTAGGGGATTTATTAGGTACTTCTACTTTGTAGAAGAAACCATAATCAATGTCAGCAACATATACCTTAGCGGTTGGGTTGCTGTTTTCGTGTTGCTCCCATTTGGATACATCTCTTACTGATGGTCTTCTCATACTGTTAATAACTCCAATGCACGTAGCTTTAGATTATCTGAGCCACCTGACATAGCCCTGACACCTGTGGCTGTGCCTTTGTCTTGCTTACCGTGGTCGGCATATTCAACAATAGATTGCCACAAACCAAAGGCTGTGCCTCTGATGTTTTCCTGCGTCGGGCTACTCTCATAGATAGCCCGCGCAGTATTGCGGGCTGTGACTGCACGAGTTAGCTGTGCTTTCTCACCCATACTGAGCAGATGATGAGGTGATTCCTCAATGTGAGCTGGCAACGGAAATACTTTCTTGAAGTAATTAAGTGCGTGCTCACGTGCTATCTCTTTGTCTAGCAGATGGTTAGCTATATCTGAGTAAGCCTGAATGTTGTCATAGGTAAGCCCCATAATGTGACGTATCTCTGATACATCCAGCTTGCTATTACTGGTGTGCTTAAGTGTGTATGTGAACTTGTTCTTGCCCCGATAGATTTTGTTAATCTGATTAGAGCAGAACAGACGCTCAATGACTGGCTTGATAATGACTGAGCTGCTGCCATCGTGGCTGGTCTTAGCCAGGATAAAAGCTGCGTGTGGGTCATTGGCTACATTGATTTCATTAGGTAACTGCAACAACATCCACACCTTTGCGCCGCCATCATACTCACCAGCGGCTGCATATCTAGCCTCGCCAGAATCAATCAGTGTATCCAGCGCTGAGAATATCTCACCGTTCTGGAATATCTGATAGCGATTACCAACTACACCTATGTTGTCTACATTGCCGAAAGGTGTGGTCTTGATAACTGCCTGCTTGTTTCTGACTGGAATACTGATGGGCTGACCTGCGCCTGGGATTACATACTGCGCTGTCATTGGATGCAGCGATACTGTCCAGTCAAGACCTGCTTGTCTGGCTACATCGCTAGCTGAGGTAGCTGTTACTGCTGTGCCTGACTTGTACCAGTTAGATACATTTTTAGCTGGCACTGTCAACGTGGTTGTCATATGTCTCCTTGTCATAGATTCTTTCTAGTACTGCGCCGTGCAAATCTTCTGCCATCATACGCATTATGCTTGAGTCCCAACCTGCTTCATATACTTGGTTAAGTAGTTGAGCTAGTGCATACTCTGGGTCAGTCTCAAATACTTTTGCAATTGTTTCTCTTGCTTCTTGTGGCATATCAAACTCATATAGATAAGATGATAAGACAGTAGCAAATGGAACTGCATACTCTTTGTCTAGCACTTCATTAAGAAGTGTTAGGTATGTAGCTACATTAGGTGATGGTTTCTCTGAGCGGACACCCATAAAGAAGTCACGCATTTGTAGATGTTCTTTGCAAGCTATTGCTACTTCTGCAATGTGCTTAGCTGTTGGAATAACTGGCTCATCTAGCTGCATACCGTCAATGAAGGTACGGATTTCTTCTACCAATCTAATATTGGTATCAGTATCTTCCCAGTTATATTTAACTTTAGGTAGCTCAAGTGCTACGTCTACCTGTAATTGTCCTACTGTTGTCATTGTTAGTCTCCTTTGTTGTTATGTTTGTGTGTGCTAGGTGGCACGACTACGTCACTCTTACCCTTTTATCATTGAGGACCTAGCACTTTTCCTGGCTATACAAGCAGGAAATCTAATACCATCCGTTCTTGCGCCAATGCGCCCAAGCTACTGATGGTTTGCCGTAGCGATGTTGGATGTACTCCAAGCCACGAGCAATCTGCTCGGGCGCAGGAGTATCAGGTTTCATACCTAGTATCTGTGGGATACCAAATGCTGTTGACTTAGGGTTGTCTGCTGTGTGGTCCCACGCAGATTCTTTACCCCAAAGTTTTGCCAATGCACGGAACTCTGATGCTCCCCAAGTTTCATACTGCGCTGTAATTAGCGCCTTCGCATAGGATTTGCTCAAGGATTTCGTCCAGCGAATCTCCTTGCGTTCCTTCTTGGTTGGCTCGGTCTTGTCCTGCAATCTGTCTGCGACTGCTACTGCATATGATTGACTGGGATAGAGAGTGTATGACAGCGTCAATGCCCAGCTGAATAGCTTTGCTAACTTGGTCTTCATTTAGTACTCCATCTGTATAGGCAATACCCAATTGCAATGAGGTAAAGCCAGGTGATACCTGTTGAGATGTGCGGAAAGATAGCTTCATTCATAGTGCCTTCCTACCAGGATGATTGGTAATACAGACTGATGTCCTCGGGCAAGGATAGCACCTTGTTAATCTGTTTAATAGTATCTTCTAGCTCTGCCCAGTAGTACTCGTCTATGTCATTAGAGCCAAAGAAAAAACCAGCTACTCTTGGCAGTATGTCTGGGTCTTGGGTGTTGATTGCCTGTTGGCAAGCATCACGTAGGTCTGTTAAACCTCTGCGACTTACATAATACTCCTCGCAGTTGTCCTCACCAGCTTGCACATTATCCACAAACCAGCCGTGTATATGGTTGGCTTTTCTCCAGTATGCAACAGGGAATTGTATGGTTAGCCCGCAGTCTGCTGACTCACAAGCATCTTTAATATTGACCAGCTCTTTGACACTGTCTGCCAAGGGATTGGTCTTAAACTTTCTTGCTTCATCGTCCCATTCTGTAATGCCAGTAATATATTTCTTGGCAAATAGATACATATCTAGTCCCACGTTAGTCTCCTTACTTGATAGGTGCGTTGGCTATTAAATCTTCTACGACTTCGTTAAGTCTATTTACTTCTACAATAAGGCTGTCAAGCCATTGGCATATCTCTTGCAAATCATTACTCACTTTAGTCTCCTATCCTAATTTCATCTAGCTGTATGTTGCAGTTGTCGCAGTAATATTGCTGCTCATTAAGTGTCTGATACTCACACTTCGGGCAAGACCAGGCATAACCGTGCAGCTTGCCATCTTGTAGTAGCCACATACTATGCGCCTATCTTGGCAAAGGCACAGGTTTGGCATAGGTAATAGTCATACTCGTTCTTGTCATCAACTGGAATCACTAGGTCCCAGTCACATTTCTGACAGGTTGCGTTGAAATATTTACTAGTCATTGTAGATTTCCTCTCGGTCTTGACCAAAGGTTTCTTCCCAACATTTGGGGTGCATACCACTAATTATCTGCTCTCGTAGTGGCACTGTCAATGATTTGAAAGCTGTGGCTACAAATTCTCCACGCAGATAGGTGAACAACTCGTTCTCATCTACTGTTACTGTGCCTGTCTTGAAGCAGACTGGGCATCTGCGGGTAGCAAATACTGTCATCATCGGCGGGCTGCCCTTTCTGTTTTTAATAGCCTGACTGTTGCTCTGTATTCACGTTCCCATTTACGGGCAGAACGGAATAGGATTACATTTATAAACATCTGTGATAATAAAGCAATACTGATAGCAATTAAATCTAATTCATTGAAAATCATTTGGTTGACTCGTTCCTGTCCACGGATTACCCGTCTGCGCCTGGCAAAAAAAGGGAAGGTGAGCTAGCCGAGCCGAAGCCCGACTAGCCCACCGAGTGACTTAGCTTAGTAGCTCAAGGGTGGTAACGATTTGGTTGTCATACCACTTGGTCTGACCTTTGTCCTCACGGACTGTTGTGGTCATATAGCCTGACAGATTGACGAAGAACTCTGCATTGTCTGCGAGTAGTGGACGAATCTGGGCGATGATGGTTGGGTCTGTAATGGTGACCTGACGGCTAGCGATGAAGCGAGCACGAACTTGACCATCTGGTGTGTATTCAGTTTGACGGGATTGAACGATACCTTTGACAACGGTGCCGTAATCCTTGACTGACTTGAGTAGAGCATTGTTGAAGTTGAAGCTGTTTACTGTGTTCATTGTTTAGTCTCCTTGTTAGTTAGTTACTTTTTGTTGGGGAATTCCCCCGTCACCCTGACGGGGGTTCCCCTTGGGATAGATTAGTTGCAGTTTGGACAGACTGAGTGTCTGTTATGGGTAAGATGGCAGGACTCGCAGATGGTTTCTGCTGGAGTCACAGTGACACTGGTTTCTAAATCATACAGACGGTCAACCAGTAGGCTGATTGGCGGGAGGAACTCGTCCTCACGCTCTGTCCAGTCGTGACCTGAAGGTTGCTCCTGTTGGATAGACCAGATGAACTTGTATTGCATATTACCCTCATCAACTATCTGATGAGCAATATGTATGTCACGACTGTCACGGGTTTCTTGGCAGTCGGGGCATAGTTCGTTCAGTGCTTGGCATCCATAGCACATAGTTTGGATTGAGATGCCGTTGTCTGTTGTGTTCATAACTACCTTTCTGTCCTCAGCCACCCTGGCTGGAACAGCCCCAGCAGGACCGCCCTGTCACTCCGACAGCGCCGAGGCGCTGGCGGCGGGGCGCGGCTCTGACGCGCCAGAACGCGTGGTTTACCACGCGGGCGAGCAATCGGCTTCTGCTTAGGCTTTGCTGATTAGGCAAAGCCTGAAGCCGATTTGACAGGAGCGGTACGCTGGAAAGGAATACTGTCGGACTAACAGCGACAGAGCCGCGGAAGCAACGCGGCTCTCGCTGGGGCCGACTTGGTATAAAGACAGCGACAGAGGTTGTCAGCGCGTGGCGAGGCTGCGACCGAAGCCACGCGGTCCTGACAGCCTGCGCTGTCGGTGCGGGCTGCACAGTCCACGGCTTTTACCTGTGAGCCGAAGGCAATCGGCTCTGCCGATTTAGGTTTTTATTTAATAGTCCGAGCGCCAGAAACTATGGTTTATAAGCGAGGCAGACTGTCTGTCAGCCAGCGTCCGCTGGAACTGTACAGGTACGGCGACAGCCAAACAGGATGGGGTCTAGATGACCCCAGACTGTTTAAAACTGAGCCCTGATAGTATGAGTAACACTGAAAAAGATTTTTCCGTACAGAGCCTATGCCCCTGCTCCTGTCCTATTATGTCCTATTTTGTATATATGCTTTCTGTGAGTTAGCTCACACTTTGCAAGCAAAGCGTTCGTTTGGGCTGTTTGAACGGATTAATACTATATAGGGGCGCAAAGCGCCCACTGATAGTAGCAAGGTCTTTCGGACCTTGCGTTACAGACTGTATCTACTATCTGTTTCTAACTGTCTGTACTAACTATCAGTATAGTTTATAGATGGGACAGTTCTGTGACTTTTCAGAAGGGCAAAGCCAACCCTAGGACGGAGGCTATGGCTGAGGCAAAGGCTAAAGTAATAGCCCTTGTCTCTGAGGGGTGGACCCCCCATAAGGCTATGGCTGAGGTTGGCAAGCAACCCGATACCATTCGTATCTGGTGTATGAGGGACCCGAAATTTGCCACTGCCCTAGCACAGGCAAAAGAAGATGCTAAAGAGCGAAGCCTCACGGCTTTGGGGATTGCCCGTGAGGAAATAAGTTTTCCACAGTTTTCTGAGATGTTTTTGGAGCAGAAAGTCTTTCCACACCATCAAGACTGGATTGACCTACTTGAGGGACGGGAGCCTAGCTGGCTCCACGAGAATATGATTTACGAGAAGGGCGACCCAAATCGCCTTCTGGTAAACGTGCCACCTGAGCACGCTAAGTCCACCGTTATTACGGTGAACTACTCTACCTACCGCATCGCGCTAAATCCCAATGTTAGAATCATCGTAGTTTCTAAGACGTTGGTCAAGGCACGTGAGTTCGTGTATGCCATCAAGCAAAGGTTATCCCACCCGCGCTGGTTGAAGTTGCAGACAACTTTTGGACCAGAAGGGGGCTGGAAAGAAGATTCCGATACCTGGCGTGTTGACACCGTCTATTTGGGAAGCGATGCCCGTAATTCATCTGAGAAGGACCCGACTATTCAGGCACTCGGTATGGGGGGTCAAATCTACGGTGCCCGTGCCGACCTAATCATTCTTGACGACTGTATTACTACTGCTAACGCTCACGAGTATGAGAAGCAGATTAACTGGCTACAAAAAGAAGTTATTACCCGTTTAGGTAAAAACGGTAAGTTGTTAGTGGTAGGAACCCGAATTGCGCCAACTGACTTTTATAAAGAACTCCGTGACCCAAAGCATTGGTCAGGGGGCAAGAGCCCATTTACGTATATGGGTATGCCTGCTGTTCTACGTTATGCTGAGAACCCAAAAGATTGGGAAACACTCTGGGCTAAATCGGATGTTCCCTGGGATGGCGATGAGGACACGCCAGATGAGGACGGATTATATCCTAAGTGGGATGGTCCGACCCTGGCACGGCGCAGAGGCGAAGTTACTCCGTCTACGTGGGCTTTGGTTTACCAGCAGGAAGATGTAGTAGAAGATTCCATTTTTCCCGCTGAACTTGTTCAGGGTTCCATAAATGGGATGAGAAAGCGTGGTCCTTTGAGACCAGGCGCTGCAGGTCATCCAACACAGGTTGAAGGTTATACCGTTGTAGGTTTTGACCCAGCTATGGCTGGTAACGCTGCATTTGTAGCTATGACTTATAACCGATTAGACGGCAAGATTTATGTGCTGGATGTTCTTAATATGTCAGAACCTACACCACAAAAGATTAGACAAGCTATTGAGGAATTTGTAGAAAAATTTAAACCACAGGAGTTACGTGTTGAGATTAACGCACACCAGAAAGCGTACTCCCTTGACACAGAATTACAACAGTGGTTGGCAACTAGAGGTGTTCGCCTCAATTCTCACTTCACTGGCAAAAACAAATGGGACACAAACTTTGGTGTTGCAGGAATGTCAACACTGTTCGGCAGCACAAACAACGGAAAGCATCAAAAGAACAACCTCATTGAGTTACCAAGTACTGAAGGCTCTGAGGGTCTAAAGGCGTTAGTACAACAACTACTAACTTGGAGACCTGAAACCAGAGGTAAGACTGACTGTGTGATGGCTTTGTGGTTCGGAGTATTACGTTGCCGTGAATTTATGCAACAAAACTCTGTAGTGCAAAGGTATGCCCATAACCGTTGGGCAACAAGAGCACAAGTAGCAAAACGATACACAGTAAATCTTGACGAGATGATTGCCGAACAATGGCAACAAACATACGGATAGGAACTAAATGTTAACTATTGAGCAAATCTCAGCCCGCGTAGAGAATCTACGTGAGCGTGCTGCGGAGCGTGATTCACGCCAACAAGATGTTCTTGCTGTCCGTAAAGGTCAAATCTCTACTGTTTATCCTGACTTCTTTCCTGAAGGTGTAGACCAGAATGTCGTTGCAAATTTTATTGATATTGTGGCTAGAGACCTATCAGAAGTTATGGCACCTCTGCCTTCGGTCAACTGCTCCGCGGCGAATCAAGCTAATGACCGCGCTAGGAAATTTGCTGATACACGCACTCGCATTGCTAATAATTATTTCTCTCATTCGGACTTACAAGTCCAGATGTACACAGGCGCTGATATGTACATCACCTTTGGTTTCGTCCCGTTCGTTGTAGAACTAGACGAAGAAGCGGGGTTGCCGCGCATACGCATAGAAAACCCAGTGGGTGCTTACCCTGAGTTTGACCGCTATGGGCGCTGCATATCCTTTACAAAGCGTTACTACACTGCAGTTGGTGAACTAGCTTCCCAATTCCCTGAGTACGCACATATCTTGCTAGGTAAGGAAATGTACAAAGCAGATATGAACTCACAGATTGAGATTATTCGTTATTACGATAAAGACCAGTCTGTGCTTTATGTGCCAGAACGAAACAACCTAGTCTTATCACACGCAAGAAATCCAATTGGTAAGATGATGGTAGTTGTGGCAAAGCGTCCATCTATTGATGATGAGATGCGGGGACAGTTTGATGACGTATTAGGTATTCAGTTGCTTCGCAATAGGTTCGCATTACTTGCGATGGAAGCCGCGGAAAAATCTGTACAGTCACCGATTGTTCTTCCTACTGATGTTAATGAACTTGAGATGGGTGCTGACGCGGTTATCCGTACTGCTAACCCAGCTGGAGTTCGTCGTGTAGACCTTAACATTCCACCTGGAGCATTTACTGAACAACAGTTGCTGCAACAGGAATTACGTACAGGAACACGTTATCCAGAGGGACGTACTGGAAACATTGATGCCAGCATTATCACGGGACAAGGTGTGCAGGCACTTATGGGTGGATTTGATACACAGGTCAAATCTGCACAAGCTATTTTTGCATCAGCATTGCGTGATGTTATTTCTGTTTGTTTTGAAGTTGATGAGAAGTTTTTTGATTATGAAAAGACTATCCGTGGTGTAGATGCTGGTAGCCCATATGAAATTACTTATAAGCCAACAAAAGATATTAAGAAAGATTATTCAGCCGATGTTCGCTACGGAATGTTGGCGGGATTAAATCCAGCACAGGGTCTTATCTTTATGTTACAAGCACTTGGTGGTGGATTAATTTCTACAGACCTTGCTATGCGTGAACTACCATTTGGTATTAACGTAACACAGGAACAAGAAAAGATTGAGATTGAGAATATGCGTAAGTCGTTAGTTCAATCTCTACAAGCCTATACACAAGCTATTCCACAAATGGCAATGCAAGGCGGGGACCCATCTAAGGTAATCAAGCAAGTAGCTGATGTAATCAAGGCACGCCAGAAAGGCGTGGCTATTGAGGACGCAGTTGAAGAAGTATTTGCTCCTGAAGAATTACCTCCTGCTGGTGCACCACAGGTTGAGCAACCGTCCCCTGCTCCCGCTGCGCCAGTAGGAGGCGCTATGCCTGAAGGCGCTCCACCATCACTACAAACTTTATTATCTAATTTATCACTAGGCGGACAAGCTAGCGCAAGCGCTAGAACTGCTACACGGAGGTAGTTATGCCACCACGTAAAAAAGTTAGCAAGGCTAAACCACAGCCTAAACGTAGAAGAACTACAAAAGAACCTGTATTAGTAAAGATTGATTTTTGGGCTATTGCAGCTAAAGAAGTTTATGATGCCTGTATTCGTGCTGGTTTTGACGAAGGTACTGCAATGGCATTTGCTATGGATAGGTCAAGCTATCCTGACTGGATTATTGACCCACTTGACCCTATTAAAAATCCGCTGGACGACTTTGATGAGGATGATGACTAATGTCAATGATGCAACCTACCGATAACCGCGGCGGATACCGCAAGCCTACTAATCCAGCAGTTGTATCTGGTCCTGGTTCTTTATCACAAAGAACTGATGGTTCACCAACACAACCAGCAACTTATATTTCAGGATTGCCTTATGGGCAAGGTCAAGAAACTTACGACCAACAAACTGCTGCACCTATGGCTGGTGTTGAAGAAGTACCTGCTGCAAGACCAGTAAAACCTTTGATTGGTATTAATGAGCCAACTAGATTTCCTAATGAGCCACTTTCTTATGGAGCAGATTACGGAGAAGGACCAGGACTTAGAGCGGTTGTCAACCAAGGTCCATCATTATTGCAAACTGTAGAGAAAGCAATTCAGTATGATAATACTGGCTTGATGGAATTTCTATTTAACAGGTTGAATAAATAGCCTATGTCACTTCAGGATTTTATTCCCGTAACTGTTGATGTGGAGACATTACAAAATTCTCCCGAACTTATTCAAGTTCGTACAGCTGGTAATTGGACACCAGAGGAAAATACGTATTTACAGTCATTGTCTAAGATAATGAACTTAAATACATTTTTAAGCTCTGACCCAGACCTACGCACCGCAAGAGATACTTTTGCACGTCTTGACCCAGCAATTCAACAGGCATTAGTAGAGATTAATCCTGAAGCAGAATATGCTAGACCTGATAAGAATTTTTTACAGAAAGTATTTTCTAAAGAAAATAACTATCTACTTCAGTTGATTTCCGACCCATTAAGAACACTTGGCAAAGCTGCTGATGCTTGGATTGGTGGAGTAGAAAATACTGCATTAAATGTTTTGCAGGCTAAAGACAAAGCTCTACAGGTTGGAGCTGCAGTATTGGGGCAACCTGGTGCTTTAGAAAAAGTAACCAGTGCAGAGTTTTGGAAAGATGGCTGGAATGGTTACAACAAATGGAACCAAGAAGGCATTCAAAAATTAGATGAAGAATATGATACTGCTACAGGTGTATTAGCCCGTGGTATCTTAGACGGCAAGAGCGATTACGAAATCTTCAAAGAGTATGGCGTTATTGATGACGCTATGGCTGAAGCATATTTCAAGCGTGGTACTCCAGAGTTTGAAGAAATTTTGGCTAGATACCGTGCTAAGAAAATTAATCTTGGTACATTAATTAATGACTGGGCAAATGGTTTTGCGCCATATAAAGAGAACCCAACAACTATAGATACAGTCAGAGATACTCTGGCTTCTACTGTGCTATCTATTGGCGGTATCAGAGGTGTAAAGCGTAACGAAAAAACTGGTGAGTTTGAGACTGAAAAACTATTTGGTCAAGGTTTTGGAGACCCATCTACAGGTTTAGATATTGCTGCTACTTTCTATGTAGACCCATTGACCTATATGACTATGGGTGGCAGCCGAAGCATTAGTGCTATGAAGGCTGCAAGAACTGGTGAAGAACTAGCTAATGCAGTTAACCTAAATACTAAGATACAAAAACTAAATGATTTATTTGTTGACCCACAATGGGTTGCTAAGAATGAATCTTTTATTCAGGATTTTGACCAGTATCGCACAGCACTAGAGAAAAAAGAAACAATCAATGCAGCTAATGCTAGATTAAAGATTTCTTTAGACCATCCAGAATATGATGATGATGTACTACTTGGTATCTTAGCTAAGTCTACTGTCAAAAAAGAGGGCGATGAAGTGCCCATTACAGACCTAGATACCTTTAAGTCTTTTCTAACAACTGGTGAATACACCAATTACATCATTAACGGTAGAGTAAATAACTTACTTACAATGCGTGAAGAAAGCGTTGCGTTGCAAAATCGTCAACGTCGTATGGTAAATGGCGCACGTAGCTATGCAGCAAAGGTATTTCAGGGACTAGACCGAGATGTAGTAATTGGCAAGAAGCCAATGAAGGATGAAGTTGTCAATAATTGGCAGCAACTTGAAGAACAAATTCTTAAGCGTCCTACAATTTTGCCTAATGAGGCTGTGACTCCACAGGCGTTGGCTGAAATTGAACGTAATGAAGCACTACTACAGTCATTAACTAAACCTAAAAAGTATCAAGGCAAAGAATTAAAGAGAGCCTTTGGCGAGTTATTGGCACGTATGCCTTCTAGCGGTGCACAGATTTTTTGGTCAGATGCTTTAGTTGACAAGGGTCTACCATTTTTCCGTGACTATGCACGTTTAGTTACTGGCGATAAAATGCGAGCAGAGTTTTTAACACAGTTATACAAAAAGAGTTCGGTTACTGACCGTATCAATATTATGTATAACCTAGATAAAATTTATCTAGACTCTATTGGTGCTGCTTTTACAGCTGAAGGTTTAAACTATCGCAATACCGTACTACAAAGTCGGTATATGCCAGATAAAACAGCTAGCATTGTTGACTACACAATAGAAACTTCTGATGTATTTAAGAAGTTTGATGACATTAATCCTGTACCACCAGGACCATCACAGCTATTTCACACTACAGAGGGTGTAACCCTGCTGCAGTTTGACACAATCATTAAAGATATTTACGACAAAATTGGCGGAATGCGTGGTGCCGTTAAGGCTAAGTATGGAAAGACTCCAGTCTATAAAGACCTAATCAAAAAAATAGGTTATATGGGCTACATTGGTTCTACCAATGGTTCTTTCTCTAGAGCTATTAACCGTGGATTTTCGTTTGCATTGCTATTTCCCAAACTTGGTATCAAGGCAGCTTTTGATGAGGCTACAGTTTTAGCCAATGTAACTACACCTGCAATGCTTTTTGATTTGCTATATGGCAAAGGTCGTCAGTTAACAAATATCAATACAGCTATTACTGGTTCTAATATGAGCCAAGGCTTTTTGAAAGAAAAGTTCTTAGATGTAATTGGTAGAAACCCAGCTAAGTTTAGAAGTGCCCAGCAGCGCCGTATGGACCGTGAGATGAAGGAAGTTCAGACAACCTTTGTTGACCCAGATACAGGCGAAATGGTTGTTCAGACAGAGCGTATTACTGCTGAAGAATTTTTTGGTATGAGCCCAGAAGAATATCTAGTTCGTGGAGCCATTGATAAGTATGGTAGTAAGTTAAGCAAAGAAGATATTGATTTCTTAATTGAAGACTATATGCTGGATGGCAGCGCAGCCGATGCTATGGTTGGTTCTATCATTGGTGCTACCTTTGGTGAAGCAGTAACTGAAGCTAACCTAGCTAAACAAATGTATGGTGCTAGCCCATTGACACAGGCTATTGAAGCTAGAGGGCTGGAAATTCTTGGCAAGCCAGTATGGGACCAGTTCAATAAGTTAAAAACAGCTGAAAGAACTTTAGCTCACTATAGATATTTTTACTTATTGTTTGCTAAGAATGAAAAATACGGCATTAACTTTGGTGATTTGTTTATTCAAAACAATGCTTTGCGTACCGAAAAAGATGTAGAGAATTTTGTTAACTATGCAATGGCACAGGTTGGATGGTATCCACAGAATCCAAAGCCAGAGATTGCCAAGATGTTTAATGACCGATTTGGTCAGGTATCTACCCTACGTTCACTTGGTTTAAGTGAGCAAGAGATTAGCGAAGCTCTTATAGTCAATGCTGCCAAGGAGATGCGCTATGTATTCCACGGCAGTGGTACAGCATTCAATAACGACCTATTAAAACTTATTCAAGATAAGCTATGGGATGCTAAGCAAAAAGTTGGCAAGAGTTCTTACTATCAAGAAAAGAAAATGCTTGAGCGTGAGGCTGCTGGTCAACCATCTGAGATAGTATCAAAGGCTGAATTAAAGCGTCGTCGTGATTGGGAAAGAAAACAAGTAAGACCGTCTACCCAAATTGGTAATATAACCTTTGAAGAATTTGAAAAGGCTACTGTTAACTATCCTATTAAGGGTCAGATTCAAACTGATATTAACTTTGAAGACCTTGAGATATTGCCTAAGAACGGTTTTGTTGACCGAACAATGATTAAAGGTTACGAATGGATGGACCGTCAGGTTAATGATGTTATCCGTTCAGATGTATACCGCCTTAAAGTACTGGATGAGCGCCGTAAATTAATGCCTGACCAGGAGATGTTAGAGAAGACTCTTATTCAAAATGGTTCTGACCCAGATATAGCTAAGATTCAAGCTGCAGGTATTATGGCTAACCAAGCTAGACACAATGCTGCTAATACAATTTTAAAGTATGTAGATAATCCAGAGCTACGTTCACAGCTTGCATTTAATATGCGAGTAGTAGGACGCTTTATTCGTGCTACCGAAGACTTTGCCAAGAGAGCAATTCGCTGGGTAGCCCGTCATCCAGATTCTATTCCTTGGAAGTTGGGTCATTTAAGCCACGCTACTGATGGTAGTGGTATTACATATGAAGACCAAGATGGAAATATCTATGTAGTTATTCCTAATGATGGTATCTTCTGGCAAGATGTAGCACCAGCAATTGCAATGTTAATGAACCCAGCATATGCAGTTCCAATGGCAGGTAAGAGCTTAGCCTCTGGCGACTGGGGATTCTTTAAGCAGGCTGAGTGGAATCAATACACAATGAAGGTATCTTTACTTAACCCTTCATATTCAGAAGGTGCGGGTATCTATACCTTTACTGGTCCTAATATGGCTATACCTGTAGCTGGTATTCGTGATTTACTTGTAGGTATTGGCGTTAATTTAGATAATAAAAATATCTATAATTTTGGTTTATCGTTAGATAATATTCTACTTGGTGAAGTTAGCGATGATACAGACCTTTGGAGAGCAACTATTCCACCAGCTATAGCTAACTTCTTTAAGGCTATGGTAGGAGAATACAAAGATACCCAGGGTGCTATTGCTGCATATCAAGCTATTAGCTATATGCAATACAACCCAGAAACAGCTAAGACGCCTGAAGACTTCTTGAATGATAAGGGTGAATATGACCCAGCTAAGACACAAGAGTTCTTAGATGAATGGCGTATTCAGACCGCTAACGTATTAGCACAGAAGGCTGCTTTTAATACTATCTTCGGTGCACCATTGTCACTAGGTGCCCCAGATATTCCTGGTTATATGCGAGATAATCAGACCGTCACCCTTACAAAAGAATATGGAGATATTCTCAGAGGGCTATTGCAGTTTAACCAGGAGAATGGTTTTATTCTTCAAGACCCATATTCTGTGGCTGTATCTCTACACGCACAGTACAGACCTGGCAAGTTAATCTTCCAAGTTTCTAAGAACTTGAATGAATCAAAGACTGTTATTAACTACAGCAAGCAAACCTTAGATTGGGCTATTGACAATAAGGGCTTTATTGAAAAGTATCCTACAGCTGCTTGGATATTTGCGCCTAACATTGGCGAGTATGACCCAAAGGTTATGAAGTATATGCAAGCTGCTGACCTATTGCCACCAGATGATAACCCATTTGATTGGAATAACCAAGCACTTAAAGAATACATTGAGCGTACAGCAACTGCTAAGTTAATATCTGAATACTATCAATATGATAAAGATGTAGATAGATTGCTTAATGACCCTAATAATCCTAACAGAAACTTTGTTGATTATCGTAAAGAGATTAGAGCAAAAGCTGATGCAGAGAAGCAGAAGCTATTAGACTCTAATCCTTTGCTTAAGAGTGTATTTGGTAATCGTGAATTTACACCACTAGAAGGTTTGCGTGATAGATTCTTAGAGCTTAAGAGCATAGTTAATAAAGAGGAATATCCAAAAGAACTATCTAAAACTAACCGTGAATTACTTAAGACCCTAGTTAGAGCATCTAACCAGCTATTGATAGCAGCTGAAAGCAGCACTATTGATAATCAATATATGGGTAATACAGTATTAGAGCAGCAATTAACTGCAGCATATGAACGTTTTAATAATCTTGCTAGCACAAATGCAATACTTAGTGAGGCTTGGCAAGGAATTATTCGTCCATTGTTAGACAAAGTTTACAATACTCCACTTAGAAATGTAAGAAAGCCTGGTGAGTAATGACTCCTCCCAAGATAGCAAAAGGTAGTCCTAGACCAAAGCGTGCAGATTATCCCAAAGGCACAAAAGGTGACAGCCAATTTATAGCTGATGTTGAAAAGTGGAATAAATTAAATGGCACCCCAGCTAATACAGCAGGTGCACCATCTGTTACTCAGCAAGGTGTTGTAGCTACTGAGCCTGTAGAAAGTGATACAAGAGTACAGACAGATAAAAATAGAACTGACTGGAATGTCTTTACAGACGGTACACTTAACTACCAACAAGGTGATGCAACTGTAGGCACTACACCTTATGTCACAGCTAGATTAAAAGAATACGGTGAAGCACCGACTTCTGTTGTTATTCTTCCATCTGGTGATGGCAAAGGGTTTAAACTTATACCAACAGAGGTATTGCTGGACAGGGTTATTAAAGATATAGCCCGCGACCCAGCCAACCTTAAGGTCTGGAAGACACAGTTAAAAGATTATTACAGGTCTGATGATGCGTTTCAACGCTCACTTAGTGGCGGTCCAATAACGGACAAAGATGTAGATTTTATCTTTGCATTAAAATCTGCACTTGGACAGATAAGCGCTAACAACCTTTCAGCTGGTACTGAAACTGCATTGCAGGGTATTTTTGACAGCTCTAACTTTTATGATGTTAACTCTTGGGTTAAGAGCAGAATGCCTTTGCCAGGGCGACAGAGCTCAAGTACTTCTACTAGAAACTTTACTAAGAAATCTGATGCTATCGCAGACTTTATGCGTGAGGTTCAGATACAAGTAGGCGACCCTAAGCTAGTAGATAATGTTAAAGACTTAGCAGAAGCCTACTGGGAAAAAGTTCAGTCTGAAGAAATGAAGCGTATGGGTAAAAGTACTTCGGTATATGACCCCATTACTGGTAAGACTGTCAGTACTAGCACGGGTTTTGCTATGCCATCTGAAGCATTGCTTAAAGAATGGCGTATTAGCTTTATTACTAAAGGTGCAATAAGTAAAGATAAAGTTATTTCTACTGGTATTCGTAATGTTAAACCAATAGATTTGCAAGATGCTGGCGGTGACATAGGAGATAACTACACCAAACTTAAAGGTTATGCCTATGAATATGGTGTAAGACTTAGCGATGATGACCTTAAGACTAAAGCAGCAGAAGCAAGTTTGCCTGGTGGTTCTTTAGAAGAACAGCGCAGAACTATTCAGTTAGCATCACGTGCTACATATAAAGCATTAGCACCTTACATTGAAGGTGGATTAAAGGTTAAAGATATAGCTAATAACTTTATGAAGATGAAGGTAGATGAACTTGAGTTGATGGATGGAGCTATTGATATCTTTGATACAGATGTTCAAGCTGCATTAAGCGGCGATAAGTTGCCAGGTTATA